GAGCGGGCGATCGGCGGGGCTGAGAAGACGGCGAAGGATGCCAAGACCTCGTTTGCTGCCGTGGTGAACTCGGCCACCTGGCAGGTTGCTGCTGCTGGGGCGGCGGGCATTGGCGTGGCCCTGGGCACCAGCGCTCGGGCTGCCATGGACTTTGAGAGCGCGATGGCCGACGTGCGCAAGGTGGTGCCGGGCCTGGAATCGGCCGAAGGCCTGAAGGAAATGAAGCAGGAGATCATCGGCCTCAGCAAAGAGCTGCCGGTGAGCGCCGAGGGCCTGGCCGCAATCATGGCCGCCGCTGGCCAGTCAGGTATTCCGCGCGAGGAGCTGGCCGACTTCACCCGTCAAGCCGCTCAGATGGGGGTCGCCTTCGACATCACCGCCGATGAGGCCGGCACGGCGATGGCCAAGCTCCGCACCAGCCTGGGCCTGAGTCAGCCGGAGGTGGTGGACCTGGCCGACGCCATGAACTTCCTCAGCAACAGCATGGCCAGCTCGGCCGCTGAGGTGAACAACTTCATGCTGCGGGCTGGCGCGGTGGGCAAGCAGGTGGCCATGACCACCGAGCAAACCGCCGCACTGGGCTCCGCAATGATCGCCGCCGGCGCTGAACCTGACGTGGCGGCCACCAGCTTCCGCAACCTGATCAGGGCGCTCACCAAGGGCGAATCCGCCACGGCGAAACAGGCGGCAGCGTTCAAGGCGCTGGGCCTGGATGTGAACCAAGTGGCCAAAGACATGCAGACCGATGCAGTCGGAACGATCCGCGATGTGTTCCAGCGCATTTCGCAGATGCCCGCTGAAATGCGGGTGTCCACGATCAGCGAGGTGTTCGGTGATGAGGCGCGAGCGCTAACCCCCCTGATCACCAACATGCAGCTGTTTGATCAGGCGATCGGGCTGGTTGGCGACAAAAGTCAATACGCCGGATCGATGCTGGCGGAGTTTGAGGCCAGAGCAGGCACATCGGCCAACAGTTTCCAGCTGCTGCAGAACAACATCACGGCCCTGCAGATCGCGATTGGCGAAGGCCTGCTCCCGGCGATCAACCTGATGCTGGGTGCGTTGACTCCGGTGCTGTCGGTCGTGGCCGACCTCGCCGGCCGGTTCCCGCTGCTCACTGCCGTCGTGGTGACCCTGACTGCGGCGCTAGCCGGGCTGGTGATCCTGGCGCCAGCGATCGTGTCGTTTATCACCCTGCTGGGCAGCCTCAAGGCGGTGCTCGCGATCTCATCCCTAGCGGTGGGCTGGGCCGGCCTGCAGACCGTGGTGATCGTTGCGGTGGCCGCGATGAAAGGCGCCCTGCTGGGATTTATCGGCTGGGTCGGCAGCGTGTTTATTCCTGGCTTGCTGGCCTTCTTGGGCCCTGTTGGCTGGACCGTGCTGGCCATCGCCGCCGTGGTGGCCATGGCGATTGCGTTCCGCGAGCCCCTGACGCAGTTTGTCTCCTGGCTGTGGAAGTGGACGGAGTTCGCCCGCGAGCCGTTCGTGCGGCTGTGGGATGCGGTGGTGGGCATCGTCACCGTCAGCCTGAACACCCTCACCGGCGCAATTAAGGCATGGGGCGATGAAATCCGCAAGATCTGGAGCGGCGATTTCTCCACCCTGCAAGGCATTGTCGATACGTGGCGTGATGCGGTGGTGGGTATTTGGACTGCCATGGGTGAAGCGTTCAAAACCTATCTGGTCGAACCGATCCGCAACGCTTGGTCAACCCTGACCGAGTTCCTGCCCCGGGCAATGGAAACCGTGCGCAATCGGGTGGTGGGCGTATGGACCTATGTGATCGACGTGATCCGCAACGTGTTCCGCGGTGCGATGCAGTTCATCGCCAACGGGATCAATTCCCTGATCGACAGGGTGAACTATGTGATCCGGGGCTACAACAGCATTCCCGTCGCCCCAGACATTCCCCAGCTCGGCTACGTCTCCGTCCCCGCCTTCGCCCAGGGCGCCGTTGTGACCCGCCCCACCTTGGCGATGGTGGGCGAGGGTGGAGAGGATGAGTACGTCATCCCCGCCAGCAAGATGCAGGCCGCCAGCTCCCGCTTCCTGGCAGGCGCCCGGGGCGCTGACGTGATCCCTTCGCGTGCCTCCAGCCGCTCCGAATCCGGTTCTGCATCCCCACAGATCAACGTCACCACGGGCCCGGTGATGCAGCAGCAGGACGGCAGCCGGTGGGTCTCGATAGACGACTACGAGCGGGGCCTGCAGCAGGTCGCTGAGCAGGTTGTGGGGGCACTGCGCAGCCCACAGGCCCGCGTCGCGCTGGGGTGGAGCTGAGCGATGGCCAGGGCACAAGCACAGTTCCTCAAGCTCACCGACGCATCGGGAATCGTGCGTGAGCGCTGGCAGTCGTACTGGTCCACGCAGGTGACCTGGAGCTCAGCTCAGTGGGATTACGTGGCGTTGATCGCTGACGGGTTCGTGGAGGGCGACAGCGGCACGGAGCAGGCGATCAGCGTCAAGCTCCCCGCCACACCCCGGGCCGTGGTGGTGTGCGAGAGGGCCCGGGCGGCAGGCTGGGTCGCTGAGCTGCAGGTCTACCAGTTCGATGATTTCGCCGCAGCTGCTGGCCCAGTGGCAGGCCAGGAGCTCGTTGCCCAGTTCAACGGCCAGGTGGTGGGCGCTGCCGCCACGGTCACCTCGTTCACCCTGGAGCTCGGCAGCGCACTGGCCCCGGTCGGCGCAACGGTGCCGCCCCGGACACTGACAACAGCGCTGATGGGCGTGGGGTGCCGGTTATGAGTTCGTTCATCCGCGGCACCGCCCCCCTGGCCCTGCTGGCGATCCAGGCCGGCCAGACCCCGACGCCATCGGAGCAGAGCGGCGCAGAGGGCAACAACCCCCTCGACGTGCAGCAGGCTGCGCACGTGATCGGCGATCCGGTGCCGATCGTGTTCGGCCGCAGGCGGAACGGCACAGGCGGGGTGTTCATTTCACCGAAGGCCACTGAATGCCGGTTCGAGAACGACACAAACAACGCGGTCACGGCCTACTACCACCTGGTCCTGAGCGAAGGCCAGATTGGCCAGCTCCAGGTGCGAGACATCTTCCAACGCCAGTGCAGGGTTGGATCCGCCGCGCAGACCTACGACCGCCGCGCCGGGAGCTGGGAGCCCGCCAACGTGATCCAGCTGCGGGAGGGATTCGACAAGCCCGAGGCCACCTACCACTGCGGCTCGGTCGGCCGCTACCGGGGGATCTCCACGCTCTCCTTTGAAGTCACGATCCCTGATGGATTCGACGTGTGGAACCGCCAGGTTCATGTGTTCGTGCGGGAGGGCATGGACGTGAAACGCTGGCTCGACAACCAGGCCGCAGCGCCGAGCGATTCGTTCGCTGATCTGGCGTACTGGCTGATGGACAAGTCGGCCCGCATCCCGCTGCCGCTGATCGACACCGATTCGATCACCGACGCCAGCCGGTTTCTCGACGCCAACGACATCACCACCAACTGCTGGATCAGGGAGTCGGTCAACTACAGCGACCTGCTCAGCCGGTGGGGGCGCTACCACCTACTCAGGCCAGCGACGGTGAACGGGCGGCAAAGCCTGAAACCGCTGCTGCCGGTGAACAGCGACGGCACGATCAAAACTACGGCGCTCACCGTGGAGTACGTGTTCAACGACGACTTGGTGATCCCTGGGTCCGTCGATATTCGCTACAGCGATTGGAGCAGCAGCCAGCCATTCGTGGCGCAGATGATCTGGCGGCAGGAGTTTGAGGACTGCCTGGGGATCATGCGCACCGCCGAGGTGCGGTACCAAGGGACAGCAGAGAACGGCCCCTACGAATCGCACGACCTGAGCGCGTTCTGCACCCGCGAAGATCACGCTGTAAAGGTCGGCGCCTACATCCTCTCCAAGCGTGTGCGCAGCACCCACACGATCCGATTCAAGGTGCGGCCACAGGCGCACAACACCCTGCTGCAGCAAGGCAGCATCGTGCGGGTCCGGCTGGCGCGGGATCCGTTCAACGGTGGCTCTGTGTTCCATGACTACATCTACCAGGTGGAGCGGATCACCAAGACCCTGGCCGGCGACGTGGGCTATGAGCTCAGCCATATGCCGGTAGACTCCCAGCTGCGCAGCCTGATCGCCCTGGACGTGGTGAACGCGCAGGGCACGGGGTATCTGTACGACTGCAACCTGACGGGCCTGGGTTGTGATTTGAACTCGCCAGAGGATGACGACGAGATCCCTGACGATGATTGGACGATTCCCGATCCTGATCCGGGCGGGGAGATTACGCCGATTGATCCTGATGTGCCGATTGGCGGCGGCGGCGGCGGCGGCGGTGGTGGCGGCGGCGGCGGCGGCGGCGGCGGGCTCCCTGAACCCGATCCCAACCCAGGCGATGCACTAGATCTCCGGCCAAACGTGGTGCTTGCCTGCCCAGCACCGCAACAAAACTCCTTTGAGGGACAGCCGCCGCAGGGCGTGCCCGAAGACACTCCGACCGTTGCAATCATTGGCAACCTAGACCTAGACGGCAACGTGG